GCAAGAGTTGTTCCAACGGGTGCAGGAATCACCACAACATTCGAAGGAGGTTTCGGAGTTGAGGATGGAGATTGAGTTGTAACGGGAGCAAGGGTGGTCGGAGCAAGGGTGGTCGGAGCGGAAGTTGTCGTCCCATGAGTAAACGGCACTCCTTCGGGCATATAATAAGTCACCCCATTTAATATATGAGAATGAAATGATCCGTTTCCTGCCGAGATCGCACAAGGAATGCTTGTATAAAGAGGATAGAAACCTTCGATTGAGAGAGGAGCGTGGCAAGTCGTTGTCGGTGCGAGAGTCGTTACCACTCCCGACCCTCCCTGCGGATTCGGATGATTTATAAAATTCGTTGCCACAATATTTCCGACCAATCCCCCTCCGATTGAGTTGCCCACATCTTACGCCCGTCGCCCAGAAATATAAACTTTCAGTCCAGACCCTGCGGAACTTGATCCGACTTGATCGACATCAATTTTGATTTCTGAATCGTCCGAAATTAATGGGTTTGAAATGGTAGGCAAAACGCTTGCAGTCTGTGAGGTGGTTTCCCCAGAGTCGATCGATATTAAATCCGTCAAAATGCTTGATCCATTTGCATTGACATCAACAATGACGGACGATCCCGAAGGTGCATTCGTCAAAGATGCTCGGACATCTTGAACCAAGAAATTAAAAGGGACTCGGAAGGTAACTTTTCCCGATCCGATTGTCACGGAATCGACCTCGTTCGTGATTGCAACGATGAAATTTTCTTTGAATATTTCCGAGCCACTCGATGCGGTAACAACTTGCCCCGTAATTTCAACGGGTGCTTGAAGAATCGTTCTTCGATTTCCAGAAAAGTCAGTTGTTTGAATTTCAAAAATGGTCGAAATACTTCCCGATCCGAGAGCAGTTTTCAAGTCGCTTGAGTCGAGGGGAATTTCAACTTGCCATCCGTTGGCAATAGAAAGTGCGGTTGATTGCTCGGCATAAATTGTCCCTCCGATTTCTCCGATCTGACAAGTCACGCTTGAAAGAGTTTGCGGAGGAATGTAATTCCCCGATCCGTCCGTCAAATAAATATTAAAAGTTCTTGTATCATCCGCAATCAAGTCGGCAAAGACTCGATTCACGGGATTGCCAAGTCCTTGAATCCTTGCGGTTGTCAAAGATGCGGAATTAATGTTGACGAAAATTTCCTCGATCATTTGAAAAGGTCAATTTCGTCAATTATAGAAAAATTGGTGACCACAATTGCTCGCCATTAATCAAAACAGAATAAGCAGTATTTGAGGGTGAATATATTTCTGCACATTCTGGAGAATCAAAAACCGCAAAAGTGAAGTCGCCTTCTGGATTCAATCGAGTTTCTGTTTTGTAAAAATCCGTAAATCTCGGATCGCATAATTGAGTCGTCTGGGGAGGTTGTGGAGTGGTCGAAGATGTGGGGAAAATTGTTGTCGATGAGGTGGTTGGAAATGGAGTCGTCGATGAGGTGGGTGGAAATGGAGTCGTCGATGATGGAAATGGAGTTGTCGATGATGGAAATGGAGTTGTCGATGATGGAAATGGAGTTGTCGATGTCGATGTGGTTGTTCCGTCGCAAGGGTCGCATGGACTACCCCGACCACACGGATCGACGCAACATTCTCCGTTCACGGGTTGGATTAAAAAATCCATTATTTCCTAATTACAAAATCGACAAATTCGGTTGATCCATTTGAGCAAATTGCGATCCTTCTTGTTTTAAAACTTGAATCCACTCTTTCCGCTTCGACCAAGACTCCCTCATCAAAAGTTAAATTCCAACCCTTCGAAATGTCTCCACCATCAATCACGAAAATTGTCGTCGTCGTTCCGTCCGTGACTCCTCCCTTGTAAAAAATATCAATCCCCGTGGATGTCTTTTCAATGTGATCTTTATCGCCCTTCTGGATCGTCATGTTTGCGATCGCATTAATTGAATCGATGACCTCGTTTCCTTTGCTAGTTTCGAGGAGAGTCGGGGTCGATCCCTTGACTAGTCTTTTGATCGGGTCGGGGAAACTCATCGAGCTTTAACAAGTTGATTTCTCATCTGCCAGATATCACCCATCCATCGAGAAATCTCGGTTTGCTTTGTTTGCAAATATCCTCCCGAATTCACAAGATAAATATAATCGGGGAAAGTCGGATTTGTATCCGTCGCAATAAAATTGCAATCGTTTCCAGACGCATCCTTCGGAGAAAATTGATCCGTCAAGATGATATCATTTTCGGGGTCTGTTGTGTGAATGTAAGAATAGGAAACCTTGATCACTCCATTCCTCGAAATTGTTGTCCGTCGAGTTGTTGTTGATGATGATCGATCCTTGAAGCTTGGAAAAATAAAAGTTCCCGTTTCGAATTCATCTCGATTCGAAGGGATGGTCGAAAAGATTCTTGTAAATTTTACAATTCCATTTCCTTCATTCACGGGATTTGTCTCGTTCACAAGAATTGCTTTCGGATCGTCTGGACATTTCATGCCAAGCGGACTCGGTTGAAAAAGTTCGATGCGATGAGCATATTCAATCGAATAATTAATCGCAGACAAATCCTCACGGATCGGAAAAGTCTTGATCGGGGTGACCGAAACTCGGATCGGATCGACAAAGTCGTCAGAATAAGGAGAGTCAAAAAATGGTTTCATTGATTTACAAATTTTCCAGACAAGGCTCGGTTGATTGAATAAAGATGCCCCTCGGTTGTTGAGAGATCGAGATCGGATGGGTCTTTATCGACAAGGTCGCCCATGAGATTTTCAATATTCTGAAGATGTCCCTTCTGGTCGGTGTTCAAAGTGAGATCAACATCTCCAAGCTTATTGAAAAAGTCCTCAAATTTCTCAAGTTCTTTTCTGATTTCTCCGAGTCCCTTTTTCCGCTCCTCATTGATGGTCTCTTCATGTTCTTTCTCTGCCTTCAAGATCGCTCTCTTTTGTGCGATGATTTGATTCTCATAAACGCCCTTATTATGAACTGCGATCTCCTCTTCTTCAGCAAGTGCCTTTGCGTCAGCAAGTGCAATCGTTCCTCTCTCGATGATTGCGTCCCTTGCTTTCTTTTGTGCGGATGCTTGAGTCGTAACCATATTTTGAAAGTCCCTCAAGGTCTCGACATTCGGTGGAAGCTTTCCTTCTTCTTTAAGCTTTTTGAACTCTCTATGCATCTCCGCATAATTCGGAGTAATCTTTCCCTTGAAATCTTTCTGGAAGAATTTCTTGAGTGGCTCAAGTCCATCTTCGGCAACTTTTAATTCTGCTCGAAGTGCTTCAACCTCGGCAAGTTTTGCCTCCTTGTTTTTGGTTGCTTTGTCTGCCCGATCATTTTCGTCCTTTAAAAGTTTTGCAAGCTCATCAACTTGATCTCGCATGATTCCAAGTTCATCATTTCGAAGACCGATAATTTCGTCCTTGAGAAGATTTCGAAGGTCTTGTCTTTTGTTTAAAATATCTTGCTCCGTTTGAGCCAACAAATCCGCTTCACCTTTCTCCAGACTTCGAGCGTCCCTCGCATCTCCGATCAATTTTTTCTTTCTCGCCTCAAGATCAAGGATTGCTTGTTGTGTTAATTGAATTTTTCCGAGTGCAGTATTCTGGAGGACAAATTCTTCTTGAGTTTTTTTGACTGCATTCTCGATATCCTCCTCAAGAAAAAGTGCTTGAGCGAGTGCCTTGTTTCGCTTTGCATCTGCCTCCGCAAAAGCTTTTGCATTTGCTTTGATTTCTTCTCCTCGTTTGCTTGTCGCATCGATCAATTTTAATTCCGTTTTTTCTTGATCCTCCATTGATCTCAAAATCGAAATCTCATTTTTCTTAATATCTTCCCGAATCTTGATTACTTTATTTGATTGCTTTGCGATTTCATTTTGAGATTTACCCTGCTTAACCATCTCAATTAATAATTCTTTCTCAACGAATAATTGACCATCCAGATCATCTCTCATGGACTTGGCAGACGCTTGAAATCGCTTCGCTTGAGTGACCATTTTTTTAAGCTCATCGACTTGCTCACTTAAAGAAAGTTTTTGAATCTTCTCAAACGGATCAAGGTTCTCAATCAATCCGAGAGATTTTTTCATCGCAAGAATTTTTTCATCAAGCGTCATTATGTTTTTTGCTAGTTCCTTGCTTTCTTTATTTATCCCTTGAAGGATTTTTTGATCAACGGATTTTTTTAAATCTTCGGTCGTTGTTGTGAGTGTCTTCCAAGTGAAGACAAGTGCGTCACCTAAAAGCTTGCCCGTTTCAAATGCGAGAAAAAGTGTAGTAAAAGGAAGAGCGAGAGATTTGACGGATTTTCCGAGTGCAGTTGATGCAATCGCTGAAAGCTTTGCCCCTGCGGTAAATGCAGTTAAGCCGAGAACAACTTTCGTCAGAATTGGAGCAATCGCAATAATCCCTTTTATCATCGTCGCAACTGAATCACCAAGCTTCTTCAAAGCAGGGACGGAGTTCATTAATCCTTGAGTCAAATTCGGCAAGTGTTTTTCAATGATGGGAAGAAATGATTCCGCAAATTTCATTCCGACCTCTTTGAAAGTCGCCATAATTTTTGAGAATCGTTGTGAGGTCGTATCGTTCAAACGCTGAAACGCTTCTTCGGTTGCTCCTGCATCCGCTTGAATTTTGTTAAGGTTTGCCGACAATTCTTTGCCCGAATTTGTGACCAACATCAAAGCCCCATTTCCTGCCTCGATCCCTCGAAACATATCCATCAAGCTCATGTTGTTTGCTTCAGCGTGATCCTTCATCTTCATCAACGCTTCTTGGACGCTTCCACCTTGTCGGATGAATTCTGGAAATGAGACTCCTGCAAGTTCCTTAAAATTATCACTCGCCTTCATTCCTGCCTTCGCAAGTTCGGCAAGCATTGATCGAATTGCAGTCCCTGCTTCTGCGGTTTTCCCTGCTCCCATCTGCTTAGTCAAGGTCGCAAACATTGCCCCGACCTCGTCAATCTGGATTCCAAGAGCGGAAGCAATCGGGGTGACCTTACCAATATTCTGACCGAGTTCGGTCATGGTCGTGACTCCATTTTTTACCACGGAAAAAAGAACATCAGAAACCTTCGTCGTCTCTTTTGCTTCCATCCCGTATCCGTTGAGAATTGTGGTCAATGCACCGACTGCATCCTCAAGGGACGAGACCCCTGCAATTGCAGTCTTAGAAGCGTCTTCCAGAAATGTGACTGCATTGTCTGGGTCAACTCCTGCGGAGATTGCTTGATAAAGTCCATTGACTGCATCGGTCAAATCGATTCCCATCGTCGTCGCAAGTCTTCGAACATCATCCGTCATCTTGCCCATTGATTCTTTCGAAGCATTCGGGAGAAGCGTGAAAACTTCGTTGATCTTTTTATCAAAATCGACGAGGTCTTTTATTCCTTTTACTGCAAAGGCAGTCATTGCCATCGTTGCAATTTTCACCCCACTCGCAATCAGACTTCCGAACTTGTCAGAAAATTTCTTTGTCTTTTCTTCGACTCGTCCAAGCTTCCGATTAAAATCATCGGTATCGAGTCCCATTTTTGCCAGAATACTTGCCATTTAATTTCTTTCGTTCATTCGTTGCATGAACTCCGCTTGGAGACGATCCGCCTCAGAATTAAATTTCACGGGGTTGCCCGTGATCCGTTCCCTTATTCGTCGAAGGTAAAGAAAGAGTCGAGGGAGTGGAGTTTGAAGGATGGTTGATTCTTCCCACCCGTATTCACTAGCGAAGGTATCCACGACGCTCGATATCCATTCCCGTGATGATGTGCCTTCCTCCTTCTTTGAAGAGGCAGGAGCGAGCAGGAAAGCGTCATCAATATAATCTCGAATCTCCTTTTGGTAGTCTTTCCATTTAATCAATCGATTTTCCTCAATAAAGATTTTTGCCTTGATTGGATCGGTCGAGAAATCGGGAGACAAAATCCACAACGCTCGAAGAACGGGGATCGATGGATCGGCAGAATTCCAGACTTCATCGATCGACAAAAGTGCGAATCGCTCAAGAGTAATCGGGACGACTTGAAAGTCCCCGATCTTTTCCTTTGTGGTTACGAAATGCGAGTGGAGATTATTCGTCTCCCTCGACTTCGCTCTCCTTATCTTTTCCTGATAAGTCGTCCACAAATCATTGTCCACATCTTATGCGAGTCCTTGTGCTGAACCCGTGGAAGAACTTCCAACTGCAACCGATCCGACAAGATTTGCCGAGGAGATTGTGTGGACTCCAGATGCAACCGATTGGATGGAAACTTGATTTGCAGTCCCTCCTGCAACTCCGCTCACTTTCGCAAGTTTTGTCGCAGAACCAGAACCGAGTTTTGCTTCGGTGTTATTGTTTGATCCGTTTAATACTGCAAGAAGTGAAATCGCAGTCCCTGCATCACCAGAACCACTTGATTTAAGAACTTCAACATTATCCGCAGAAACCGAGCCACTCAAAGTATCAACCAGAGTGATGGTCACAACATCGGAATCATAAGTGATGGTGAACGAATTCCCTGCACCATTTCCAGAAAGATCAAATTCATCAACAAGCTTCGCAAAAGTTGCAGAAGTAATTGTCGGATTTAATTTGCGATAAAAAGAAACTGAAACTTTCACATAATCTCCTTGCGATTGTGCCTCGCTTGAATCGGTGATCATGTATGCTCCGCTTGCTCTTGTGCCTTGAAGGACAAAAGTTTGACCAACGAGATCGGGACTTGCTCCGCTTGTTGCAAGTTGCAAAGTCGCACTTCCCTCAATTCTTCCTTTCACGATTGTTGTCGCAAGAGGTTCTCCGTTTGAATTATTTAAATCCGCACGGGTTGAGGTAAAATTGAAATTCATATTCTCGGCAACATAGGTGACTCCATTAATTGTCACGGGTGATGCCTCAATTCCGAAAGCTTGTGATCCGTCTTGTATAATCATAATTTAAAAAATGGTTGAGTTTTCAAAAAGGTAAATTCCGTCAACTTGGAAAAGCGTCGTCTCGGATCGCAAATTTAATTTCGAAGTTCATTTCCGTCCGAATTAAATCCCCGTCGGTTTCTCGAAATGAGGATTGTTGCCGAATAAATTTTAAGTCGTAAAAAGGGAGATTCGTTTTGTTCCAATTATCCGCACCCCTCAAAAGGGACGCTCGGACTTTTCCGACGATGTCAAAATGTTCCATCCTTGGTTGATCCAAAAAAGTATCCGTGATTATGTTTGTCGTGAAGATCGCTTGATGATTCGTGAACTCTGGATGGTTGTTCGTTTGATCTGCTTCGATCGAGTCGAAAGAGACCTCGATCCGTGGACTCGTCAAATCTTCATTCGAGCCAGAGACGAAAACATTCGTCCCCGTTGCGGATTCAAGAAAGGTCTTTGAAGCATCCTCGAAATGAAGTTCGAAGGAATATAAATCGGGCAAATCCATAGCACTCATTGTCGGGCAAATTTAGAGATTACTTTTAATGAAATCACCGATCCGAAATCTTCCTCGGTTGAATTAAAAACTTTGAAAAGATTTCCTTCGTCGTCCTTGAGAATTGATCCCTTCGATGGGATTTCTGAATGATGATCTCGATTGATGATGATCTCGGAATCGACATCGTCTTCAACTCCGTGCAATTCAAGATCAATTCCATTGTCGATCGATCGGAACGCTCCGACATATTTGACCCCTTGAATTCTGCTCGGAGAAACTCCCTCAATCTCGACTCCCGTTTCGGCAATTAAAAAATCAAGATCGTTTGAAAAAAAATCTTTCGAAAGTGTTCCCATCTTATAAACGAAAAAGGAGTCAATTAAGACTCCTCTTTCCTCACTACCCCACGAAGTGAAACTAAATTATAAGGTGTTCATTTCTTCGGTTCTGGTTTCGCTTTTGCTTTCGCTTCAGCTTGTCCACGCTTGCGGATCAAGCCTCCACTTGAGTCAAAGAAAACAACCTTATCGAATTGTGGAAATTTCCCTTTCTTGAATTCCTTCTTCACATCGTTGGCATTGCCAACGGAAACGGAAGTGAATTTCCCACCTTTTGAACCTACTATTGTCGCAAGCCTCATCTTAGGAAGTTACAAGACGAACGATTCCCTCTGGTCGTCCAACCGCAGAACCATAAACGCATTCGAGGACTGCGGTTTGCACTCCCATTTTAGCGTCATAAAATTCACGATATCCCATAACAAGACCAGACTTCGGATCGGAAACTCTGCGAGCAGAAATGTACTCTTGAGTATTTGATGGTTCAAGGTAACGCATCGCAACCGCAAGTCCGCAAGGATGAGCAAGGAAACCTTGAAGATTTTCCGCAGTACCACCTTGTGGATTATTGTCTGGAACTGAATTTGTTTCATAAACGGAAGGAATTCCGAAAAGACTTGGAACATTACCACCACGGATCGCATCACTTGATCCATAATTCAAAGCGGATGCGACTGCGGAATCTTTAAGAAGATTTGTGAAATGTCCGTTATTCAAAACCAGACTGCAACCTTCAATCGGAAGATTATTTCCAAGAGCAAGTGATCTCATGTCTGCAACATCATCCGCATCGAAAGAACCTGCAACCGAAACTTTTTCATCTGAATAATTTGCGGTTGTAATATCGGAGCAAATATCTTGAAAAACTGCTTTCGCTAAGTCTGCACCTTTTTGATATCCGAAACGCTCAAGCTCAACCGAAGATGACTCGGAGCGTTCTTTGTCGGTGATGTGCCAAGAAACAAACTTATGATTATCCAGAGAAATTTGAGTCTGCCCGTAGCTTGTATTCTGCGAAGCATACCCCGTGCTTGCTCCGAAATCAGTTGCGGAACTTGTGTTCGCAAGATTTAAGATCGTGACCTTATTTCCTCTTTGACTCGCCTCATCGTTGAAGCTTGTCGAGAAAGCATTCAGAGGAGCGAGGATTGAAGCAAACTGCTCCAAGGCACTCTGGGAAATTATATTGTTTTGTAAATTTGCGTTTATTGTATTTGCCATGATCTTAGCCTCTGCGGTTTTTGTTAAAAGATGTTAAAATTTCGGATTTGTGTTTTCTGAAAAGTTCGGTCGCTTCAGCACCTTCGGCATTTGCGAATTGTTCCTCGATTGAGACGGACTCCAGATTCTCGACGACTTCCTCATCAATTGCCTCAACTCCCTCAATTAAACTCGAAAGAGTCTCATTGACTTTTTCGCTTTCGGAAAGTTGTCCTTGGAGATCGGTGATCCTCTTATCTGACTCGGTCAATCTTTTTTCGAGTTCTTCAATTTTGGATTCAAGAGATGGTTTTTCATCGACTTGCTCCTCGGAAACTTCGGTCGCTTCCTCAAGTTTTTCCTCGATGATTTCTTCTTCGATTTTTTGTTCGTCAGTCATATTAAAAAGTTTTGTTGAAAATAATCCGTTCTCATTGCTCGCAGGAGCGTCAACAAAGTCGGCAGATTTTATCGAAATAAATCGAACGCTCGGAAGGTCTCGGACAAGATTGACTTGATCTTCTTCGTCCAATTCATTCGCAGGAATCTCCTTTCCGCTCTTTAAAACATAAACGATCAAAGCTTCGAAAACCAATGAGATTCCAAAAGTTTCGGGCATCTCGGAAGCGATATCAAAAAGACGATTGAATCTTTTTTTCTCGTCCTCCTTAAATGATGAAAGTGCCTTGAAGGATCGAGCTTTCAACTTATCCTCCTCGATATAAAATTCGGAAAAGACTCCAACCTCTTTAAGGATTCGATCGGTGGACAACGCTCCTTCATGTGTTATATATGCAGGAAGAGAATCCCCGATGACTTCGAGTGCAGTTTCCAAAGATCGATCATCGACGAAAAGATCGTGACCTTTCGCCTCTCCGACTTGGATTAATGAAAGCTCGGTCATCACACCTTGACTCTGATCAACCTTATGACCAGACCCGTCACGGAATGCGATCCGATGTCTTGAGAATCCTGCTTTTTCTTTTTCTCCTCGATATCGAGTTTGAATTGAGCAGACTTGGAGTCTTTGATTTAAATCATCGAATTCACTTTTCATCATGTCGTCGCTCATGCAACGATCGAGAAAGTTTTGTTCGGTTTCTTCAGCGAGTGGAAATGGTATTGGCATTTTTATTCTCCTTGTTCTTGAGTTGTTTGATCATCTCTTCCGAGTAGTTCAGCAAAGTTCGCTTGTGCGGTTGTCGGGAATGGATTGAATAATTCTTGCCAATCCTCGATCCCATATTCTTCAGCGATCTTCTTTGCGTCCCGAATATTCTTTGCTTTTCGTTCGAGCGAAGTTTTCGCATCCGTTCCGAAAGTCGCAGAAATATCATCGAGGGAAATTGCTCCGAGTCCGAGATAAGTTGCGTCCGCTTTTACTTGAGCTTGTCGGTTTACCCATCGGAAGGAGGGAGGTTGCCAACGGACTTGAAATGGATTCTCGGTTTCCTTGTTGTATTCAATTGATCCGTCTGCGATCCAATTCGAAACCTTCCACCTCCACAACTTTGAAAGGATTGGAAATAAATCCCTTTGCTCGCTTTCGATCGTTGCTTGATAGAGAAGGATCATTCCTTGGCTCGCAGAAAATGAAGTCTCTCCGATTGTCTGGAGAAGAAATTCCACGGGGATTCCAATTGATGATCCGATCTTGCGGAGTCGATAAAGTAAATAAGGGATTGCTTGCGTGTTTGGTCTTCCACCTTGCCCGATGACGGAGATGTCTTCCCCTGCCTCAAGATAATGGAATTGTCCTGCATTGAAAGTCTCCAGACGCTCGGACTCTTCGTCCTCTCCTGCAAGCTCGAAATCCATTGCACCTTCCCTTTTTACAACCGCAGAAAGTGAAGCGGAAACCTTTGCCGAAATCATTTCAATTTCGTCATATTCGTCGAGGTCTTGAAGGTCGTCTGCAATGGTTGCAAGTTCCGGAATCCCACGAATTTGAGTCGGTCGAATTTTCTTCCGATGGAAAATGAAATTGCGAGCGGAGATTCTTTTTACATCTCGAAGGAATCCGTCTTCCCTTGTTCCGATGTGGTATGCTTTCGGAGCATTTTGCGGAGTTAATTCAACCCCATCAATAATCCTTCGACCATCTTTTCCCTCGATCTCATCCGCTTGCTTTCTGAAAAATCCATCTCCCTCATCCGTTCCGATCCGATCACCCTCAACCAATTGAACCCGACCAGACTTGGTCAAAATCAATCCACCATCTCCGAAGATTAATGGCATGGATGAAAGCGATCTTTGAAGGTCTCTCATGGTCATGGAAAAAGTGACTTCTGGATTCCGTGAAAACTCTTCCCACTTCTTTTCAAGTTGTGCATCAAGGTCATCATTTCCCGAATTGACTTGAGGGAAAATCCCTGCACCGACGACATCAGTTTCCCGAAGTCGGCAAATGCTCGAAACGATTGGATTGTTCCTTCGGTAGTCGAGAAGAGTTCCAATCACTCTGGCTCGATCCGAGAGGTCGAGTGCGAGGTGTTCGGGTCTTGGTTGACTTTCTCTTCTCCGTGATCTCCGTCTCGATGACTTCGATGCGTCATAACCATGATGACGGGAAAAAAGAATCTTCCGTGCTTTGTTTAATCGACCGAAAAAGTTTTGTTTTTTCATATTGAATCGTAAGCTCGAAAGGATTCAAGGGAAGGAGATTTAAAACCTTTTGCCGACTTTTCAAGAAGTGCAATCTTCCGATCATATGACTTCAATTCCTTTCGAATTTCCGATCGTCTTTCGTGAATGACTTGACGCTCTTGAACGGAATATTGATTGATCGTGACCTTCGTTAATTCCTTCAAAGCGGAGAGAAGATTGTCACGAATCTCGATGTAAGATGCAAGAGTTGTCGTCGGCATGAAAAAGCCGAGATCGTCAATTCACTTATCAAGGACTCTCAATTCTGGATATTTTTGAAGAATCTTTTTCATCGATTTAAAAACTCCCTTGTCGATGTTTTTTTCATAGAAAGCTTGTCGCCCGTAAAACGCTTTAAAGAATGCGGATCGTCCTCCTGCTCCTCCGCTCGCCAAAGTCGAATTTGCGACCCGTCCATTGTGAACCATTGTGACTCCGTAATTATTCCCTCTCGTTGATTCGTGAGTCTTGATCAATGATCTCAATTTCGTTGAAAGCTTCGAGGTCAATTGATTGACATATGCAGGGACTCGGACTCCACCAAATTTCGATTTCTCTGCGGTTGTATCCTTGATCTTCAGTTTTTCTGCCATATGGATGAAGGTCGCCTTTGATTGACCGAGTTGAGAAAGAGCGTATTTTTTTTGATCCTTCAATGCAGTCATCATCTTTTTATAAAGAGGATTAATTCGATTAGGATAATATTTCCACTTTCCATTCTTCAACTGAGCGAATACCCCTTTCTTTTTTATCTTCCGCACTTGGTGAAGTTTCCCATCGATGCGGACATATTTTACAACCGCAGGAGGAGCGGATTCACCTTCACCCTTATAAGTATATTTTGAGACGATCTTTTTCTTATCTGCCTTCTTAGTCGTCTCCATCGTCTTTCCTAATACCGCCCGACATTCTGCCTTGATTATATCCGCTTGAGAAAATCCCGTGATCCGAGACAATGCTCCGATCGCTTCGTCAAACCCTCTGGACTCAATCTTGAATTGTGCTTTCATTCCGTTGCTTGATCATTGTAATCGGAATGTAAAAAGGGAGAAAAAATCCAGAGATAATCCCTGCGAAGATTCCGAATAAAATCGAAAAAAGAGAATAAACCAAGAAATGGAAAAGCTTTTTAAGCTTACCAAAGGGACTCCTTTTTTTTCTGAAAGGGTCGTTTTGTTTTTCGTTTGTTTTCGGTAGTTCCGTTTGATTCATCTTTTTTCCTTTTTACTTGTCCAAGTCCGAGGACTTTTGAGAGTGCAAGCAAATAGACCTCGCAATCGAAAAAGTGATCTTGTCCATGTGCTTTTGTTCTCCATTCTTGTTTGAGTTCACCCGTCCGAGAGACGGATTCGATTATAAATTTTCCATTCAGTTGTCGGATATAATCTCGATCGGGTTTCTCATAAAGGTAAAATCCGTCAATGACTTTGCCCCTCCTTTTGAGAATTTCACCTCCGAAGATTCCGACATCAACATGAAGCAATCGAAGCTTTTTTGAGCCACTCTTGTTCGTTCCAGAAAAAGGGTCGATCGCTTTTATTCCGACGGGTTGAGTCAATGATTTCCATCCCTTGCAAGCCCACCATTTTGATCGTCTCGCCCATATCTGTTCATAACATTCCTGCGTCCTTTCTCCGAATCCCGTATCCATCACCCCTGCCGAACATTCGTAATTCTTGAAGACCTCATCGAGTTCTCGAAATGTTGGAGCATATCCATGATCAATGAGATAAGAAGTCCCGTCCTTATCGATCCCACGAACCAACCAGACGAAGTGAGTCCGCTGAACATCGCAAGACATGATCCGAAATTCTCCCTTCATGTCTCCTCTTTGATAATCGCTCGCAAGTTCCGATGTCGCTTCCTCGGTAACATCGAGAAGATCATCTTTCCAAGGTTCGGCAAGCCAACCCGTCACAAATTGCTTGAGACCATCGACCGAGTCTTGAGCTTTGATCCATCGGGTCATAATTTCACCGAAGGTCAAGGTCGGAGAATAAAGAGAGGAGAGGTGAAAGGATCGGACTCCGACTTCACCTTTTGCGGATGGAATCCATCGACCTTTCCGCAACATTCGAAATTTGTCGGAATCTTGGATTTGTCCTCCGCACTTCTGGCAAGCGTAGTGAGTAGATCGAGCGATCATCTGCCAATCATACGACCCATCTTCTCCCCTTGCTTCCTCTGGATACTGCAACCGATATTCTCCTTTTTTCGATTTCCATTCAAAATTAATTTCCTCACCACAATGGACGCAAGGCATGAAATATCTCGATTGATCCCCTGCAAGAAATTCTGACCAGATTCCTCCTTCACCGATCGGGGTGGATGATTGGAAAATCTTGTAAGACCTCCGACCCTTGATCCGATCCATTACATCTTTTCGAATTCCATCGGGGATCACATCGATTTCATCGAGGATTAAATAAGAGACGGGATAATTCCGAACATTCTTTTGCGATTGTCCTCCGATCAAATTCATTGAGCATCGGGCAAACTCGATCCGAAGTGCCGACGCTCGATCTCGATCAACTTTTCCATCAGAGGTTCGGGGAAGATGACGGGCAAGATTCGGAGAGTCTTCGCAAAAGGGGAGGAAGCGATCATTCGAAAAGTTTCTTGCTTGTTTCTCATTTGACCAGACCCACAAGATCGGAGAAGGGGAACGATCGATCGACCAACCAAGTCCGATGTAAAGAGTCGTTGTCTTGGAGGTTTGCGATCCCCATGCAAGGGAAACTTTTTTGACCTTCGGGTCTTGCCAAAGATTGAGAATTTCTCGGACATATGGATGCTCGCTCGTTGAGTATCTTCCTGCCATTTCGGTGACCCGTTCGGAGAGATAGCAATTTTTTTCTGCCCATTCGACAACGGATTCTTTCCGAGCAACTTCAAAGATTTTGAAAGCGTGGTCAAGAAGTTGCTTATTCATTTCACTCCTTTTCTTTTTGAAATCTTCTTCCCTCGATCTGCTTGGATTTGCGACTTCACCTCCTCGACCATTTCCCTCAACATCTGTTCCGCATGATCGGGATCGGACGGATTCATTCGGAGAGAATATTTTTTCGGGATCGCAGAAAATAAACGGGCAATCGGTTCAAGGACTCTGGTGATTGCTTGCTTTGCTTCTTCCATAGGAACAAATCCTTTCTCTTCTCGATCCAATTTTATTTCCTTGAGCTTCCGTTCAATCTCTTCTTTCCCTGCTCGCTCCTTGAGAAGTTTTGCTTTGAGTTGATTGATCTCGTCGGGAGAAATTCGGTCGGACGATGTTGCTGACTTTCGTGCAGATGCAAAGAACGATTGCCACTCCTTCAGATCGTTTCCAGAAGGAGCGTTCGGAAGCTTTGCAAGTCGGTAGAACTCCGATGAGGAAACTGCTAGTTGACTGATTAAAGCTTTACGGGTCAGACTCAAAACTCCTCCGATTTTCAAAAATTTTTAATTATGTGCAAAAAAACCGAGACGGGGGATCAACCTGCGGTTCTCGACCCCCTCGGAGTACCTTTTAGGGGGGGCAAAAAGACATAAAATTGAGAATTTTTCCACGAATTTCGCACAAATCCTCCCCGATATATGTTTATTTTGCCTTGAAATTTCGACATGAGGGACTTGATTTTCAAGGTCAACTGACATTTTTCGCCTTGTTTTTGTCAGAACTCTTCGATTTTCGAGTCAATATTGTTCGCATTGAGTCCGCAACCTCTGGAAGAATTGATTCAATCTTCTCAAGGTCTCGATTTCTCCTTTGATGAATTGCTTGCTTGCTGAATGATTGCTCACTCCCTTGCTCGCTCAAGCTTTGCTCAAGCTTTCGTCCTCCTGCTAGTATTTCCAAGCATACCCAGAGTGCCGAGGGGGACTTTCTCGCCAATCGTGTGAAGGTATGCAGGAGGACAATCGGTTTTTGTGATGAATGATCTCTCAAGTCCAAGAATCTCGATGCGATCTCACTCACAATTTTAACATCCTCTGACAACTCATCACGCTCAAGAATTTCGTACAATTTGTCGGGAATAAAACCCGTTTTCTTGCTTCTTGGTTCATCCGAATAGTCGTCAGTCATGTCGGTCAATCGTGTTAAAATAGGTTAATGGTAACCCGTTCGGAAACATCTTCCGACTCTATGCCCATGACCAACATCACCAACCCGTCGCCAGAACTAATCTAAATTGTAGGATCGTCGATGATGCTTTTCACCTCGTCAGAAACCGAAGGATCAACTTCGAATAAGGTCATCTGATCTTTTTCCTCCAGAGCATCCAGAAGAGCGTTTTCCGATCCCCTAAGTGCCGAAATCTTACTCTTTGCTTGCGACTTAATCTCGGTCAATTGTGACTCAATCGCTTCTCTCGCTTTCCTTAGTTCCAACATCAAGTCAATGATCCGTTGTGCCTTCTGGACATCCCCCCCAGAGGTGCTTTTTGTTTCCATTCCACCCGATGGGGTGGGGTTAATTACTGCATCCATCATATTGCTCCCTTCGTTGATATTATATCGCTTTTCGATCCTTTCCGAATCCCGTTGAACCTTTCGAATGATCTCATTTTGCGATTCTGTAAAAGTTTTCATGTTTTTTCAAATTCTACTCGTCAAACTTCCAACCATTGCCCCTTGATCGTTCCCTCGATTCATGCAAATCCTCTTGATATTCATCCAAGAGAGACTCTCTCTCGAATCTCGCCTCTTCGTCGATTTTCACAAGTTCCGTGAAAAGATAAAACCACAAATCCATGACCTCTTCCATCGAGCTTTTGATCCGTTGCTTTGATGTCATTCGAGCCAATCCCTTGTCCCCGTTCGGATTGTGTTCCTTGATCCCTTGCTTGAATTTTGCCTTCGCTTTTAGTTGGAATTCCTTCAACGCAAAATCCATTATTTCTTCATCCTTCATCTTCATCATCATCCTCCTTTTCTATTCCAAAATTAAATTTTATCTCTTCAATATCGTCTTGATTTATTTCAAGAAAATCGTCACTCGGTTCGAGCAACCACCAACGATCAACGATCATTTCGAAACCTCCTTTGCTTGTTCGAAATCTGCTCCCATAAGGTGAGCGAAATTCTTTGCCTTTTGATCTGCTTCAGCTTGAGACCTCGCCTCGATCTCGCATGGTGAAAAGATTTCCCGTTTGTAATTCTTACGGACAAGAATGACTTTAAAAGTCTTAATCCGTTCATAAGGTCTGACAACGCTTCCTCGATCGTTCCCATCTCTTCCGCATCCGTTAATCATAAATCAAAACCTCCTTGTTGTTGAGGGACGAAAGAGACAACTTGAAAAAACTCTTTCACCCTCGCAAAAAATGCTTCGCATCGTTTCGGAGAATGGAATCTTTGCTTCGCTTCTTTTGCAGTTAATTGAGTTGTGATCAGAGTCGGTCGATTCCATGAGATTCTTTCGTCCAGAATATCGAACATCGATGACTCGACTCGCTCCGTTAGTTTTGAAGCAAAAAGATCATCAATAAAAAGAATATTTGCCGAGGTGATTTCATATTTCCACTTTCTGAACGATCGCTCGGATCGGATGACCTCGACAAGTTCATCATTAAAATTGCCATGAAAGAAAGTCTTCACGGAATGACCTTCCTTGATTAGAGCGTCAAGAAGGAGGCAAATCGTCCTCGTCTTACCTTGCCTAGTGTCTCCGACTACCCATAACCCTTTCCCGTCCCTCTGCGGTCTCCATCGTCCAACCTCATCCCGTTGCGGATATGGCAAGCGATTATAATCGGTCGAGTGGTAAAGCGGAGGAATCAAGCTTGATTTTTGCTCAAGATGTTTTGTCTCCTTTTCTTCGTCTCCCTGCTCCCTCTCTTTCTTCTTTGCTATTTCAAGACAAGGTTCACATCTTGCGGTTGGAACAATGCCAAAATAAATCGGATTCCACATTTCCTTTTTTCCACAATCTGGACAAGTCCATTCTTCCTCCTCGAATTTCTTGTGAGTTTCGTTTGTATCCGACATCAGATCGAGCAAATTCCAATCCCTCGGATCGGATGGGAGGACTCGATTTTGTGGCTCGAATAGTTTTTTAGGTTCTGCGATTTCGCTCATTGATTCATTTCCTTTTTTATTTGTTTTGTGTGGTGATGGTTTCTGACCTTCCTTAACGCTTGCTTTTCGATCTGATCGATCCGTTGATGGGTCAGTCCCGTAAATTCTGCGATTTCACGGAGCGAGTAAGAATGGTTTTCGGGTTGTTGGACAACCATGACGGAAAGAAGATGATCCGTGATCCAAGAATCGATCGTCTTGTCTGGAACGCTCCTCCCTTCCAACCAATTCAAGCAAGTAAAAAAAGAGACATCGCAATCCTCCGCAAGTTCTCGACTCGCTTCTCTTAATGGTTGTCCGTTCGGTGCTTTTTTTATTGCGGTTTTCATAGTGACAATGGGTCGGAATAATTCCGATCGGTGATGGGTTGCTTTGCTCCGTTTTTATACTCTGGGAAAAATACTCCTTGCCATTGTGCCTTAATCGAGTCCTTGAGTGCTTGAATCGTCGAATCGAGTCCCCACTTTTTGAACTCTTTGAATTTCGCCTTTGTTGCAGTTGCTCCAAGTTTCCGATGCTTTGCCTCTTTCCTCATCTGCAAGTACTCTTCCCATACCTCCTTGAAGATCGGATCGGGAAATGGGAGGTCTTCTTCCTTCCCCTTAACAATCCCCTTATTATCCTTATCCTTATCCTTATCCTTATATAGTACCCTTGAGGAAGGGTTACCCGACCCTTGACCAACCCTTGAGCTACCCTTGACCAACCCTTGACCAACCCTTGAGCAACCCTTGACCAACCCTTGGTCATCCATCTCATGTCCATGATGTTCAAGTGCTTTTAAAATTGGCTTATGATAGTTTGAGGTCGAAGAAAGTTCCGTCCCGAATTGAAACTTGATGAATTTCGGGATCAAAATCTTGTCTCCAAGATCGACAATCCGATCCCCTAAGTCCTCAACAAGTGCTTTTATTGAAATTCCGATCCCCGTTTCGAACTGAAACTTTTTCTCAAACTTTTCCCATGTTCCAGAGTGGTCGCAATTATCCAACAAGTACAACCAGAAGACCTTCGCTTTCGGATCGAGATCGACGAACCAAGGGTCTGACCATTTTGTCGTTTCCGTGTATCTTTTCATTATTTATTTATTTATTTTTTATTAGTTTTTGACCTTATAAAATTCCTTGAAGAAAAAAGGTGGAATGCAGACCATCGGTTCACGATCGAAGTCTTTATCCGACCTCTCATCCCCCCACCATATCACCTCAAATTCTTCGTGCTTTCCGAGCCAAGTTTTGAACGAGTAGTCGTTGCATCGAACGATCAAACAAGTCGAAATCTGCGTTGACTGATGGATGGATTTGATCCTTATCCATTTTTTCAATGGTAAATAAAACCCTCCTCCGTTTGCTATGATCGACCAATTTTTTCGACGACTGCGAACCTCCAGAAACCCGATGACTTTTTCGTCCGCAGTCAAACAAAAATCGAGGATATCCATCTTCGGCAATTTCTTTGCTTGGATATTTGTTCCCCTTGTGATCTCCCCGATCACCTCCCTTTCGAGAGAGAGGTGATGAGGAGTTTCGTAAGAGTCCTTGAATGATCTTTTCTCGATCATTAAAATGGCACATCGTCTGGGTCTTCCGTTGTCGTTGGTCGATCGTGTTCGATCGGATCGCTTAACTCATCGGGAACGGGTTCGGGAGCAGTTTGCGAAAAAGCGTAGGTCGCAACGATATTGTTTCGATCGTTCTTAACCTCGACTTTTCCTCGGAACATCCTATGAATCCAATCTTCCGTCCTCATTTCAAACTCTTCCCCGACTTCGGGAGCAAGGTCGATCGAGTTTAAAAAATGGTAAACTTTGATCGATCTTTCGGGATCAAGAAAAATGCAATGGGTCAGACGCAATCCCGATTCCTTCTCGCAACATTGCACCTTAATGTATGGAGTCCCCGTTCTGGCAACTAATTCGTTCCCGTCTTGATCCTCTTTAAACACATTTAAGATCGTGAATGTATATGTTCCTGCGTCGAGAAGCTCGAAACCTCCCTCGTCGCTTCCGCTCGGTTTGTTTATAGTGAATTTCATAAGATACAATTGAGAACTTTTTTTGCTAGTTTGTAGGTGATTCGAATATCGTTTTGAAGATACTCTTCCGCTCGATCTGGTTCGTCTTCCAATAACTTCCAGAAGTATTTGCCCGACCCGTTTTTCCCTTCGATTCCGAATGCTTTGCACATCCGATCAAGTGAGATGGTCGCCTTGAAATCTCCTGCTTGCCAAATTTCCATTAAGTCTTTCCAGAATAATTGAGACCAATATCGAGTCACGGGGATCACCTCTTTCGGAACTTTGACCCCTGCGATTAATGATCTCCGAAGGAGGAACGGAAGGTCGAAATTGTTTGAATTAAAACCGACCCACAATGCATCTCCCTCGCAATAATCATCCAAGACCATTGACCAGAATTTCGGGAGCATTTCTTCTTCCGATCCGAAGAGCAATCTTTCGTCGTCTCCCTCCTTGATTCCGATCGCAACGATGAATCCATATTCTGCGGACAATGCTCCTCGATCGACTTTATCCTCGATGAAGTTTTCTTTTGCTTTTGCGATCTTCTCCATTGCTTTCTCAAGACCTAGATTTCCCGTCTTCACGGAGTTTTCGTCAAAGTCTCCTGCAAGCTCGATGATTCGTTCTCTTGGAAGTGGACTCGTTTCGATGTCAAATGCGATGATCCTTTTGTCCCGATTCATACCTCCTCCTCCTTTTGCTTCTGCTTCAACCAATCCTCGACCTTGTCTTTCATTCCGTCGATTCCATATCCCGTCACTCGCTTCGCTAATGGCTCGGCTAATTTTGCGACATCAATATCACCTTTCGAGATTGATTTGATGAACTCCGTCGCATGAGGAATCTGAGTGATGATCGAATATGCTCGCTCTTGAAGAGTGACCAAAGGACTTCTTCTCGGCAATGATTGCGATGACTTTGTCGATGTCATTCCCATTGCGTCCGATCCGTCGTCATCCTCTGGACAAACTCCGACAAGTGCCGACAAAGAATATCTTCTTGCGTAAGTAATTGCCGACCCCATCGAGTGCCAATCTTTGATCCATTGAAGCGGAAGTCTTGAATCAATCCTTTCCGTTCCTTTCATTAATGATGAGCGGAGAAAGAGCGTTCCATCTTCAAGAGTCTCAAAGACTTGAACGACTGCGATTCCGTTTTCTGAAAGAGCATCTCGGCAAGCTTCATATACCGAGGCTAAGTCGGCATATTTATTCTTGAGAAATTTATTCTCTTTCGTTGCTTTTGCTCCACCGATGCTCGCTTGTGCTTTCGCTAGTGAGTCGGCAAGATTTCCTTGTTCCATTTATTTTCCTTTTGTTCCGTGGGTTGTGAGAGACGGATCAAGTCCGTCATTAAATATGCGAAGACGAATTTTCTCTTGTCGTCTCGTTTCAAACGGATCGCAGGGATGGAATTCCCGTCGGATAATTCCGACATGACCTCAAGCGACTTTTTTTCTACTTGCGTCAGTTTCATTCCCATCCCCCACATCCTTGGTTTTTTGTTGGAATACTTCTGGGTAACATTTCGCCAATGCTTCCCGAATAATCCAAGATTCCGATCGATCCAGATCGAATGATTTTTGCTGAATAAACCTCGCCTCGGTTTCAGTCATTCTGATCTGCTTTTGTTTTGTCAATTTTCCCGCCATGAAATTGATGTTTAAAGTTGCGTCACCTATTGTCAACTTTCTGTTGACGAATGCAGACAAGTGGTGACAAAATAAATAATAAAATTTGCTAAATTCCTATAATTGTTTAGTGAGTATAAATTGTAAACAATCCCTTAAATAAAAAAAAACACATATATAATGTTTTAATTTCGTCATTTCTGACAAAAAATATGAAAAAAGATTCTCGATATTCCATCCGCTTGCCTTCAGATGATGCCGAGATGATCGAATCGATTGCCGAAAAGGAGTCCGTTGAGAAATCAATGGTCGTCCGTTTCGCCATTACATCCACGATGAAACTCATCAAAGTCAAAGACATTCCAGAAAGTTTAATTTCTCCCGAACTCGCTTTTTTAAGAAAGTCCATTAGTTCAAAGTAAATAAATCAGAGACCTCAAAATCGTTGGTCTCGATTATGACTTCTTTGTCAGTCGTCAAGGTTGCTTTGTACTTGACCCCATTGACCAATTTGACCCGAATTGTTCTTTCCCTAAAATCAACGATCAATCCCCCTTTTTGAATGTTCGCTCTCAAAGCTTGATAAATTTGCTCATCAGTTGCCCGTAGAGGGTCGAGGATCATGCTTTTACCCTTCGAGAGAATCTTTTCACGAATGTCATCCATCTCCCTTTTTTTGTCGCTCTTCTCGGACTCCCGATCGTTCTTTCTTTTGAGCAATCCTTTGTCTGGGTCGTCCTCCAATAATTCCTCAAGATTTTGAATCTTCTTTTCGAGCTTCCCGATCTCGTCTTCTAACCTTGCAAGTCTTGATTCTTCGCTTGTCGATTCGGTTTCAACCTTCAGAGCAAGTCGCATTGAGTAAAGAAGGATCGAATCGATTTCTCGTTTGCTCCACAAAGCATTCTCAAATCCGTGACCGATATGTGCCATTTTCGGGAGGTAAGAATGATTTCCAGAGTTGCGAGTTTTCAAATAAATAGAATCACCCGTCGGATCGGTTGCAATCTTGCGAAGAAAATTTGTGTAAGTCTTCGACTTGCGTCCTCGGTCGGATGAATTGTTTTTAAGAACTTGTCGAGCTTTTGCGAAAGTTTCTCGATCAATGATTGCAGGAAAGTGATTCTCGATGTCTCCGTCCTTCGTTTGCAGAGTTCCAATCGGGGAGGGGATTTCAATCAAGGTTTTGATCGTGGATGGATTCCAGACCTTCGCAGGATTTTTCATTTCTCTCATCATCGTCAGAGTCGGGACTTTTCGATCTGTAAGGTCTCGACCAATACTTGCGATCGTCTCACCTTTTGCGACCCTTTTTATGACCTCTTGCACGATACGAACATTGCTTGCAATCAGAGAATATTTCCCGTCGATTGCTCTGATCCATGCAGTCGGTCGGTCGGAATAAATTTTTCCGTTTCTTGCATCTTCTCTTTTTTTCTCAAATGATTTTTTGATGCGGATCGATTTTGTTTTCGATTCATTATATGCTCTGGACATTGTCACGATCGCAACAATCAATCCTCCGAGGTCGTTTAATGAGTCTTTGTCATAGGTTTGACCATCTGCCAAGGTGACGATCTTGATCCCTGCTTCAACGATTGCTTTGAGTTGATTAAGAGCGGACATGATCTTTTCCCGACTCAACCGATCCAATGACTCGACCAGAAGAAAGACTTCGTCCGTCTCGATCCGATCTGCGAAGCTTGGAGTCTTGATGAATTCCAAGAAATCTCCGAGGTCTCCTTTACTGACATGATGTGCCTTAAAAGCTGAGAGACCGAAATCGTTAAGTTCTTTTTCGAGGGTGACATCTGGATTTCTCTTGAGCCACTCATCTCTCGATGCGTTCTGCCTTCGGAAAGAATCTCCCGACGCTTGGAGCATGGAGGAAAAGCGAAGATAACTAATAGCGATCTTCATGAGTTTGTAAAATCTCCGCTCATGTTTCCTTGCAATTCAAATTTCTCAATTCTCCACACTCTTCTCCATGATATTTTTGAACGATCGAGAGTCTTGTTTGCTTTCTTTTGAAACTCCTTAATATCGTTGCACTCAATTAATTTCGGTCGAATTTTGTTTCCGTCTTGGTCATTGAGAAAATGTAATTTGAAAATGAATTGATTCATCGATCTCCCCTCCTTTCGTCGATCTTCCCGACGATCCATAGAAAGATCGGGACGAGGATGAATTGGAATCCTATGAGGATGAGAAAGCTTTTGTCTAGTTCGCTCATGGTCTTACTTCCCTATGAAAAGAGTTATTCCCTTGCCTTCATTCCATCTCAAAATCATTGCAATGATATTACCACGATCATCAGTCCAGACATTATTTTCATTCGATCCATAATTTAAGAACTCCGTGCAAGCTTGCATTGCATCGGTTTTGGATACATTGATCGAGCGAGTCATGTCGGTGTATAAGTGAATGCTTGCTTTGATTTCTTTTGCGTCTTCAATTGCTTTTTTAAGTATCATTGTTTTTGTTCTCCGTGGGTTGAGTGATTTATTTTTTTAAGTTCAAGGAATAATAGGTCTCGGAATATGCGATGTATTGCTCTTCGAAAAATGCGTTCTTCGCATAACGAACGATGACCACAAGATGCTCTCGATTTTGATAATCTTGAGTCTGTAATTTCCTTTGAATGCCCCCCATTGCTTGCTCTAAAGATGAATAAACTTTTGTGGTAGCTCGGTGAGATTCGCACATTGAATAAGTGGATTGATAATCAAAGTTTTTTGGATTGTTGCGATTTAACATTGCGAACATTTCATCCTCGGAATCTCTGACAAAAATATCTGCAGTTGTTTTTACTGCTTTCATTCCAAGTCCTTGCTCTGCATTTTTAATGATCTCTAAAGTCTTAAATCCTTCGTTTTGAGTAAGAGTCTTTTTAAGAGAAACCTTAAAAGAATCTTTTCCTGCAACTCCGACCATTGTTTCGCTTTGTTTGATGATGTTTGAATTTGTCATTTTTATTGTGGGTTTGTTAGTGATAATCTATGCGTCAATTTATGAGATTCACTTTAGTGGTTTGCCATTAATTGTCAAGACTATCGTAACAAGTTTTGAAAAGTTTTTTTTACGAATCGCTTGAGTCCCTTTATTTAAGCGGACTTTAGCGGATTATTTTTTTTTGATTTTTCTTCGATCATCAACTCCATTTTTTGAGTCATCCAATCAATGTCGTTTTTCAATCGATTAATATGGAGTTGATCAAGTCTCCCCTTATCATGCCTTTCCTGCAATTGATCGAGGTGGAGACTTGCGATATTTAGAAGAGGGATAAAGTCCTCAATCTTATTTTTAAAAAGGTTTTTTGCGATGCTCATTTTATTTTCTCCGTGGGTTGTGATCAAAATGCAGGATCGTAAAAACGATCGATCTTAACTGCTTTGTCATCTCTCAAGACCACAATCCAGAAATCTCCTTTTCCATCTGGTAAAGATTTTTGCAAAGAAAGCTCAACTCGTTCGCTTGCTATTGACTTCGGAAATCCTCGATCGATTCGATTTTGAATTACTTGCTTTCTAAATTTTTTCGCTTCTTTTGAACAATATGTTTTGATCTCTTTCATTTTATTTTCCTCCGTGGGTTGTGATTAAATTTCGTAAATGCAACGCTCCGCTTTCATTGTGTAAGATGGATATTGCTCCTTGATTTCTTTGAGGTCTTCTTGATAGTGCCTCCCCTTTAAACGAGCCTTGCAAAGTTTCATTGCTTGGCTTGCGTTATCCGCATCGACTTGGATGAAACATCCGATGATGAGATTTCCGTTTTCGTAAAAGTTGAGATTGTAGTAGTACATAATTAATTTTGTTGAGTTGTGATTGTTTCGGTTTCAAGACGACTCTCAACCCACCTCGCAGACTCGAAAATCGAGATCGAAACGAGGAGGATTGTGATGAGTTGTCTTGCTTTCATGTTTATAGATTTATCATAACTAGTTATGAAGTCAAGCTTTCTTCAATCTTTTTTCAATTTTTTTTCTTCTCTTGATTTTGCCCGTGCTTTCTGGAGTTTCGCTTGTTGCTCTGGAGTGATCTTCCGCTTGCTTTTTGCCCCTCCCTTCGCTTGTGCTTGTGCTTTGTACTCTCCGCACTTGTGGTCGATCACGATCTCATCTCGGACGGGATCAAACATCCTCTGGATTGTGTAGTTGATTGCCTCGATCATGGTTTTTGTGAATCCGAGATTCAGATTTTTTTGATCGGGAGTTGATCCCTTGCCCGTGATATCAAAATCAATTTGATAATGATATCCATCGGGAGAGGTTTCGGGATTTGCTTTTGTGATTTTATATTTTGTTTTCATTGTGCTTTTCTCCGTAGGTTATGGGGTCTCAAGCGACCCCTTTTAATTTGTGGTAGAGGTGAGAATCATCGGTCATCAACCACCCGAACTTATTCATCAATTTTCTTGATTCTCCAGACTTCGAGAAGGGGAAAGGAATGTCCATGCCTCCGTCAGAATATAAAGTAGTTTCAGAAAAATTCATATTAACGAACTGCCTTTTCATTTGCCGAGGAGTATAGAAAGAAATATTTTCGGTACTGACAAACTCCTCTCCTTTTGCTTCTGCTTTTAATTGCTCCATTGATTGATCAAATGATTGATCTGAAATAATCCGAAAGAGTCCAGAATCACTCATCGAAGAGAAGGTCGGTTCAAAGTGATGGAGAAAACTTGCTCCTTCTTTTGCCTTAAAGATGTAATAAACGAGACCATCAATCAAGACCCATTCTTTGACCTCTGAGACCTTCTTTGCGAATGCGGACTTGCCGAGATATTCTTCGGCATTCTTTAAACGCTCCTGCTCCTTGGTTGAAGCTTGAGCGAATACTTGTTCAAATTTTGTAATTCCTCTTGTGATTTGTAATTTCATTTTTATTTTCTCCGTGGGTTTGTGATTAGGAAAGAATTTTGATTTTCTTATTTACGATTGCGATGATCTCGCTTTTCAAGTGGGGAAGTTCAGTTCCGATTTTCTCTCCATTGCGAAGAAATTCGGTGACTACTGAATTCAAGATCATTTCGATTGCATCTTGCTTCTTCGATCCTTCTGCGAATCTGTGGTCGTTTTCAAGTTTGTTGAGTTGGTGTTTAATTGAGTTGATCATTTTGATTTTTTTTCGTGGGTTAATGTGTTAAATATAATTTGACTTTATCATAACTAGTTATGTTGTCAACCCCTAATCAATCTTTTTTTAAAAAAGTTTTTTTACTCGTTTTCGAATTCAAGAATCTGCTCGACTAAGTCCCTTGGAGACTCACCCCAGAAGGATTCCGATTTCCATTTGATTGCATAAGGCTCATCATCGTAGTCCATGAATCTTGCGTTGTCTTGTACAAATTTAACTATTTCGTTTTCGTTCATTTTATTTCCTCCGTGGGTTAATATTATCTTGTTTTATAAACTGCATGAATCCCTGCGATTCTTCTCTTGTCGATCTTGCGAGGGTCGGTATCAATTAAGGTCTTGCCTTCGTGATCCAAGAGCATGAGGTGAGCGGAGCGACCATATCTCACGGAGACCATATATTTCACGAAGTCTCCGTCATCAAGTTTTGCGATCTTTTTCCGTGCTTGCCCGATCGAGCAATTCTTCCCGATCTTGGAGAGACGGGAGCGACAAGCGAATCCGTTGCGGTTGAGGATCGCATTCCTGCGGTTGTCGGCAAGTGATCCCGTGTAATGGAATGAGTTCACATCGATTCCAAGTGCGGTGAGGACTGCGGTGACGCAGATGGTTTTTTGCTCTCCACTCTTGTGAGTGATGTGGTTTTGTAGTTTTACGGGTGTCATTTTATTAAGTGGGTTAATGTGTTAAATATGACTTAACTTTATCATAACTAGTTATGATGTCAACCCCTAATCCAATTTATTTTCAATCACAAAAAAACCCTCGGAGATCGCATAAATAAAGGGACTCGGAGGGATTGTTTAAATTAGCCTTAAAAAAAGTTTTATTTTTCTTTTTGTTTTTTGTGCAAATATCGAGAATATAAAATCGGAACGAAATTCCAGAGAGCAAATCCGATTCCGCAAAGGATCAGTAAGTCCCATAAATTATCGAGGGTCGATTCGATCCATCCCTTTTGATCTTTCATTGAAAGCTCGATCATCTTGGATGCTTCTCCTTTAGAAAGTGCCTCAAATGCCTCGACCTTTTCTTTGATGTCTTTGTCTGAACTCTTCTCGATGATCTGCCCGACTGCACCTCCTGCGAGTCCTCCGAGGATCGGTTGACCTCCGATTGATCCGATCCCTGCCCCGATTCCTGCTCCTGCGGTTGGTGCAAAGTTATGCCATGAGCAACCGACGCAAACAACCAGAGACCAAGTGACGAAAAAGCAAAGGATTAAGAATTGTTCGACCTTCTCCATGACTCCAAAATCCGATCAATCTTATTTTCTATTCCATCAAGTCTTTTAAATAGGGTCTCATTCTCGGAAGAGTTCCTCGCCATATTGATCTCAAGTTGATTAATTCTTTTTCCATAAGAATCGAGACGAGCGAAAATTCCTTTGACCATGAAAGCGACAACCGCAAGTAATATCGTAATAAGTCCTTGGAAAGCGTATAAAATAAATTGATCATTCATCCACAATTGACGATTGCGTCAAGTTCTCCTTCTTCGGATCGCATCGTCCCGATCCATTTTCATCAACTCATCGATCTCGGATTCAATTGCTTTTAAATCGAGACCTTTATTTGTCTCCGAAAAGTGGTCATGGATTCCTTGAACATCTTGTTGATTTTCCTTCCACCCGATAAAATAATTCGAGATTCTCTCTTGAATTTTCAGAGAATAAACCACTCCTCTCGGACGAGTGAATCGATGATTCCACCTCAACCAAGGGAGACAAATGTTTCTTGCCCCTGCTCGTCTGGTCTTTTCATGGATATATCCCTCTTCTCCACCGAATCCAAGAAACAACGGATTGAATCCCTGCCAAGCTTTTTTCCGTTGCATGAAGAGTCCGAGTCCATGAAGAGGGATTTCGAACGGATCGCAATTTCGATTCGCTCCTCTTGGCGAGTGTTCCCATGTGCCGAACATCTGGGATCGCCATTCGGGTTTCATGTTGGTGCATCCATTTCCCTTTAATGAATCATAAACCATCACTCCTCCGAAGAGATCATTTGAAGTCGGGTTGTCATTTGCAAATTTCAAAATCCTCCCGATCGTCTGTGGCTCGATTAAAACATGAGGATCAAGACAAAGAACCCACTCGGATTCTGCTCGCTGAAAAACGAGATCACGGGTTGCGGTTGATCTCCATTCTTTCTCTGGGAAATACTTTGCCCCGATCTTATTTGCGTGATCTCTGGTCGCTCGACCTTCCGCACTTTCTGAATTATTGTCGATGATTAAAAATTCGAGTTGATCCATCCGCTCTTGATTCGCCATTCGGATCGCTTGCGTAGTAAAAAAGACCCCATCAAAATCATCGAAGGTCGCCATTCCGATCGTTAATTTTCTCATTCAAATATTGTCCATGCTGAACGAAACTTTTCAAACTTTGCTCGACTATTCGGGTTCGGAAAAACCCGAAGGCAAGATTGATCACCAAGGAACTCAGACGGGATGATATAAAAAATTCGATCTCCATCTCGTTCGACAATTCCGACGAGGACATCAATTTCTTTTTTGTAGTTAACTCGTTTTTTTCTTAAATTCCCTCTTCTTGTTGTGAAGGTAAAACCACTTTTCTGCGGAGTTGATGTTCCCTTAATTTGAACTCGAAACATCTTCGAAGATTTATTCGAAATTATAAAATCGAAAGGAAGGTGATTCCCATCGGGTCGAGCTACAATCAACCCTCGTCGAGTTGCTTCAAATGCAAAAAGATTTTCCCAGATCAATCCTTTTTCAGAGGTCATCGAAAATCTTCAATCGATACTTTCGGCATTGGATTAATGCCCGTTGTGACGGGTGACAAATTCACGATCTCAATTCCTAATCTTTTTGAATTCTCAATGAGTTGTTTAAACTTTCCTCTCAAGTGATCCTCGCCAAGTCTCAACGGGTCGGGAGTGCCTTGACCATAAAAAGAATCTTGCTTCATACCATCAAAGAAATTCTCTCCCCATTTCTTGATCGATTCGTCCCCTTTCAAATATTGATTTTGTGGATTCGGTTGTCCTCCCTCTCTCCACTTCTTGACTTTTTCGGGATTGTAATCGTGATCAAATCCGAGGAGACCAATTCTTTTCGGTTTCAATTCAGTCATTATCCAATGGAGTCCGAGAAAGAAAATTGTATAACCGACATAATGTTGCGGACTTGGTGTTTTGATTCCTAATGAATCACAAAATTGCTTTGAAGTTTCTTTATATTCTGAATACGAAATCTCGGTCTTGAAGTTTTGTTTCTCTGGACGATTCTCACGGGGGAAGTCTCCCGAATGAATCCAGAAATCAAATTCCTCAAAAAGTCGCCAAGCGTTATTCGCTCCGCAGATCACAAAATCTTTTTGATCTATCTGATCAATGAGCTTCGATGAGTTCCCCGATCCGCAATAAATTATATTCTTAGCAAGAACCATCGACGACCGAAACGGAATTTAGTTGCCATCCCGTTGCATCTTTCGGGTGGGTGGGGACGGATGATTTATAATTGTAAGTGCTACCCATGTGCGAGTAAGACAGAAGGGTGGTCGTCCCGTTTCCTCTAGTTAATACCCACCTAATATTGCTTGAAGACTGAGGATTCGATTCGATTTTGACTTGAGGTCGTGATGACCCGTTTACCCCCTCATAAATAGGGAAGACATAACCACCACCCATGTCAGTTTCACCGACCTTTGTGAAGGTAAATGATCCGCTCAAATAATAGGAAGAGGAGGTGACGCAAATTGTTTCGGGTGCTTGCGTGGTGGGTGCTTGCGTGGTCGGTGCAAGCGTTGTTCCATTATGGGAAAAAGTTCCGCTTATTGTGGTCACAAAAACATTCGAAACGGGAGTTAATAAATTCACCGAATCTGAAACAATCAAAAGCTCATCTCCTGCACTCATCGGGAATTGATACATATTGTACAACCTCCACTTGCCATCAATGAATTTAATCGACCCCCATGATGACGAATACCAATCTTCAGAGTTTGTATTGTTTTTGACAAAAGTATCAACATAATCATTTCCGCTTTTTGTATATCCAAAATATGTATGACTCGGAATCGCTTGAACTGCACTTCCCGACAAATCAAAACTATGCGGAACGAAGGCGAGAGTTGTAGTGGGTGCTTGTGTAGTCGGTGCTTGCGTAGTGGGTGCTTGCGTGGTGGGTGCTTGCGTGGTGGGTGCTTGTGTGGTGGGTGCTTGTGTGGTGGGTGCTTGTGTGGTGGGTGCAATATAAAGCTCAGTCCTAACTAAATATTGATTGTGGCTCGACCAAATTACTGACCCGTTAGAACGAAGATATCTTTTCCCTCCACTT